AAGACGACGCTCTACAATGCCCGGAACATTACGCAGTTGGCGGATTTCGGCATCAGCGTAACCAGTGAGAGCGCAAAGGATCTTGTGCGGTATCTGGCCTACATGGAGGACGCGAATTATGAAAGCCTGCCGGAATCCAAGACGGTTGGCCGTCTGGGCTGGGTGGAGGACTACGGGTTCGCTCCCTATGTGGATGGGCTGATCTACGACGCTGCCGGGATGTACGGAGACGCTTTCGACGCGGTGCACGAGCACGGGGAATGGAAGAAATGGCTGCGTCTGGCGCTGGAAGTACGGGCAGGGACAAGCATCCCTTGCCGCATCGCGCTGGCGGCCAGCTTTGCAAGCGTTCTGGTGCCGAAGCTGGGCGCACTGCCGTTCATCGTCCATCTGTGGGGCAGCGTCAGCGGCATCGGCAAGAGCGTTGCGCTGATCTTCGCGGCCAGCGTATGGGCATACCCGGAGATCGGGAGCTACGTCAAGACCACCAAGAGCACCAACGTTGGCTACGAGCAAATGGCGGCGTTCTGCGGGAATCTGCCCCTGTGCATGGACGAGCTGCAGATGATCCAGGGGAAAAAGGAGTTCGACGAGCTGATCTACAGCCTGTGCGAGGGCGTGAGCAAGACGCGCGGCGACAAGGCGGGCGGCATCCGGCAGGGGCAGCGGTGGCGGAACACCATCATCACCACTGGCGAGCAGCCCATCACCAACGCCAACAGCAAGGCGGGCGCGGTGAACCGCGTCATTGAAGTGGAATGCACGGAAAAGCTGTTTGAAGACCCACGAGAAGCCTACCAGACGTTGGTGGCGAACTACGGCATGGCAGGGCGGAAATTTGTGGAAGCGCTGCAGGCCGACCCGGACGCCATGGGCATCATGCAAGACATCCAGAAAGCCTTTTACGAGCGTTTGCAGGGGTACGCGACGGACAAGCAGATATTGAGCGCCAGCATCCTTCTGGCGGCGGACGCTATGGCCGATCTGCTGCTCTTTGACGATCAGCGCTGCCTGACAGTAGAGGACATCAAGCCCTATCTGGTGACGCAGACGCAGGCGGACACCAACCGGCGGGCCTACGAATGGCTATGCGACTGGATCGCCGCCAACACGGGGCACTTTGAGACCAATTCCTACGGCGACTACGCCGGGGAATGCTGGGGCAACGTGGAGCAGGACGGAAGCTGCGCGTACATCATCAAGGGCGTATTCGACCGGGTCATGACGGACGCAGGGTTCAGCGCTGCCAGCTTTTTGAGCTGGGCGAGCAAGAACCGGCTGATACGGCGCGACAGGGACGGGAAACACCTGAGCTACCGAAAGCGGCTGAAAGGGATCTCCTCCCCGGCACGGTGCGTGGTGCTGACGCTGCCCACCGAGGAAGGGCTTGTGACCGAAGACGGCGATCTGGATGTGACGGAAGATGAAACTGCAACGGCTGTATTCCAACAAATGGAACTGTAATTTGTGCAGTTTGCACAAAGAAAAATCGAGGTGGGAACAGAAAAGTGGTGTTTTGTGGAAAAATTAAGTCTGCAAACCCTTGAAAAATAAGGATGTTCCCACTGTTCCCACTGTTCCCACCGTTTTGAAGGTTTTTTTATACGGAGAGAGATAGATGAGGAACAGAAAGGGATAAAGAAAAAAAGAAAAATTTGCAAGTGAAAAAGTAGTGGGAACGGTGGGAACAGTGGGAACAGGGTGCAAGAAATCCTTATAAATCAACGGTTCTGGCTGTTCCCACCTGCGTACCCACCTGAAAGGAGAGTGGGAACCTTGACCAGAGTAAACATCCCCCGGAACAGGAAGCGCCGTCACGGGCTATGCAAGACCTGTTTATGGCACTGGCCGGAGCTGCACGGGGAAGACAAGTTCCTCTGCTACTGCCCGCAGAGCGAACACTACCATGAAGAGTTTGTGCCCGGCTGCCGGATGTGGGAAGGGAAATTAACCGTCACAAAACGGCAGATGAACTGGGGGAGACCGCCGGAAACGAAGTACGTAAAGAGCACTACGGGGTACGGGAGACCGAATGAAAGAGAATGACGGGAGGAGAATGACCATGAACCGCGCACAAAGGAGAGCCGCCAAGAAGCAGCAGCCGAAATGGCAGCGCATGACCCACGACCAGAAGCTTGCCGCGTTGGTGAAGAACGGAATCACGCAGAAGGACTTGGACAGCGCCTACGAGGACGGGCGCACTGCCGGGATCAACGGCACCTATCAGATATGCTTCGCCGCCGTGTGTTTGGCCCTGAACGACATCCACGGCTTCGGCGGGAAGCGCTGCCACCGGGTGCTGGAAAAAATGCAGCGGTATATCGTGGATTGCTTTACCAGCGCCGATGCCGTGCAGGCCGTCTATAAGCGCATGGGGCTGAAATTGGACTTTGGAGACCCGTTGAATTGGATCGAATTGGAGGACGAGGATTGATATGGCAAAGATGATCGAGATCAGCGCCGCAGAGTATGAGCGGCTGCAGGACTGCATCCGGGAGGACGGCATGAGGATCGCCGCCCTGATCGAGGAGAACAAGGCACTGCATCAGGACGTAAGGCGGCTGCGCGAGAACATCGACAAGCTGCGGCGGCCCAGCGCGGTTTCCGGGTGGCGCTGGTCAGTCTTGAAATGTCGGAGGAGCAGTACGGCATCCGCGCCCTGAGCAGCCTGACGGGCATCCCCATGGAGCGGATTGTGGCGGCCAAGAGCCTGTCCATTACGCGGGACAACATGAGGGAAACCTACAAAGCCCTGTTTGGCGATACCCGCCCCGACCCGGAGATCACGCCCATGCACGGCGGAAGCATGATCGAGGTGCTGGACGACATACACGGATTGACGCGGGACGTGATGCAGATGGTGGTGGAGTTGAAACACGGTCTTGGCATCGAAACCAATCTGAACAGGATGGGAGGCTGAACCATGGATGATCTGATCGAGCGCAAAGAAGCCATAGAAGCGATCAAAAAGTACGGGAAAGACGCGCTGTCTGCCAGAAGGAGAACCTTTGCCCCGGTGGATGACATCGTCGAGTTGTGTAACATGCTCGCCGCGCTGCCCGCTGTTGAGGCTACGCCGGTGGTGCATGGGCGGTGTATAAGATGCGGCGCGAAAATGGACGTGGAGGGGGGATGCAGAATGACCGAAAAGCCTTGTATCATGCCGGAAATGCCATACTGTCCCGCTTGCAAATACGGGCTTATCGTGCCGATTGATGAAACGGAATGCGAATGGAAGTGTCTGTACGATGGAAGCGGATTATTGTAACAGAAAGGAACGGGCATGAGCAAACGAAGCTTATTGAAAAAGTACACGCGCGAGGAAACATCAGAGTTTGAACGGCTGTACTCCTGTTGGGCGATAAATCACGGTGGATGGCAGAAGATGAAGAAACTGGAACGGAGATTGGGGAAAAGAAGGTTAAGCAGGATGGAAGGGCGGGAAAAGCCATGAGAGAAAAACCCAAATGCCCCTACTGCGGGGCGGAATTGGAAGTGACCCATGCTTTCGTGAGCGATGCTACTGCGGCACATAAGTTGGTATACACCTGCTTCTGCCGAGAGTGCGGAGTATACACGCCCAAAAGGCCAACGCCGGAGGAAGCCCTTTCCGCCGCCCTTCACCGCGCCGAGCCGGAAATGAGGCCGCTGACGCGAGAGGAGGTGGAAGCCCACTGTGCCGATGGTATTGATGCTATGCCGCTATGGGTAGAGTATAAGCATGTGCCAGATATTTCGCGGTGGATGTGCGTAGATGCACCCGAGCACTTCTCCACATGGGAAACGATAAAAATCTTAATAAGAGAACACGGAAAAAATTATGGTGAAACGCGCCGCTGCTGGCCCCGGAAGCCTACGCCGGAACAGATGGCGGCCGCGAAATGGGAGGAATGAGCATGGACTGGATCAGCGTTAAGGACAGGCTTCCGGCAGACGGTACGCCAGTGGTCGCCTTGTGCCAATATAACAGCCATCCGGGCGTGTGGTACTGGGCGGAAGAGTATGCAACCAAAAAGAGTAACATGTGGCACGACGGCACGGCGCGGTACTGGCTCCCGCTGCCGAAATTGCCGCCCCTGCCGCCGCCACCGAAGGAGGAACCCACATGACCCCAAAACGCCTTTCGGCCCTGCTGGTGCTGGCACTGGCAGCTATCGCCCTGACCGTGTGCGCGGGGCTGGCCGCCGGGGTAAGCATGTGGCCGTGGATCGTCGGCTATTGGGCCGTGCTGACGGCAAAAAATATCGTGGACTGGATAGGAGTGAGGAAAAATGAGTAAGATCGAGATCATCCGCAGGCCGACGGAAGAAGATTGGGCGCGATGCTATCGGCTGGCGCTGGGAACGGAGGGGAAGGGGACGGACAAAGTCCCCACCCCCGCGTGGATGGAAAAAATCTTGAAGGCGGAGCATTCCCCCATCCGCACCCTGATGTGGACGGTGCGGATGTATGACGTGCCCTATTGGGTGGCCATGCATCTGGTACGGCACAAATACGGCGTGGAATGGTACGTGCAGAGCCAGCGTAATGACCGGCAGAGCAGGTACGACCGAAACAAGGCCCGGCAGGATGCGCCGGTGATGCTGACCATGGATGTGAATGCGCAGGCCCTCATCAACATCAGCCGGAAACGGCTTTGCTATAAGGCGGCGACGGAGACCCGGCAGTTATGGACGGCGGTCTGCAACGCCATCATCGGGCTAAACCCGGAAATGCTGCGGGTGCTGGTGCCGGACTGCGTGTACCGTGGAAAATGCCGCGAAATGCAGCCCTGCGAAGAACGAGACGGGAGGTAAAATATGATCGAGACCGCGAAGCTGATACAAAAGCCGGTAAACCCGGCGAAAAAGTGGCTGTCCGGCTACCCGGAGATGCTGGAGCGCCGGGAGCGGCTTGCCCGCCATATGGAGCGTTATTACGCGTCCGCCACATCGTGCACGGCAAAGCTGAAACCAGTCAGCGTCTCTGGCAGCCCGGCGGCCTATGACCGCATGGCCGAGGCCGTCGTGAACAATGTGGACGCGCAGCGCAGCTTCGCGGCGGAGATCGCCCGCATCGACCGCAAGGCGGCGCAGGTGCTGAGCGCCATCGGCCAGCTGACCGACGAGCGGCAGAAGCTCATCCTGACTATGCGCTACATCGAGGGCGCGGAGTGGCCGGAGATCATCGAGCATTTCCAGCGGCAGGAAGACCGGCAGAGCCGCTGGGTGTTCATTCAGCATGGCCGGGCGCTTGGCATTATCAGAAGGTGGATGGAAGAAAACGGAGTGCAGTAAAATGCACTTGCGCGGCCCGGAAACCTGTGTTATCCTGACAATGCAAATTGATAGCACACGGAAAAGGGAGTTGGCCTCGGCCCGCTCCCTTTTTGCGTGGGAGGCGTTTTAAGGAGCGGCGCTTACCTCCGGCGCGGGAAGATGGGGAGTGGTTGCCCCCATGTTTTGCGCCGTGGCGGGGCGGCGCAGTTTTTTGTAGGAGGTAAAGAGATGCAAATTATCATCAAGGGAATCGGCGAAATTCAACCGTATGAAAACACCCAACGGAACAACGACAGCGCCGTGGATGCGGTGGCCGCCAGCATCCGGGAATTTGGCTGGCAGCAGCCTATACAGGCTGGCGGACAATAAATCAGGCGAATTGGCCGAGTGGAATTTTCGCCCTCTTTTTCGTTTCCGTGACGGGGATAAAAAATTTTCCGGGAGGGGTTGACTTTCCGACTGTCAAAATATATAATGACAGTCAGAAAGCGAGGTGAGCCTATGTGCCCTATGGGACGGCCTAAGAGTGAAAACCCAAAGGCGACGCAAGTTTCTGTCAGACTGGATGCAGAAACAATGCAAAAACTTAAAGAGAATGCAGAACAGTATAGCGAAACCTATGCACAATCTTTAAGGCGCGGGATAGAAATGCTCAACAAGGCCATAAAAAAATAAGGTTTACCGATCCCCTACCACAGATCACGGTAAACCTCACCACCGACCAAAGGCCAGCAGATAAATCTTATCATATCTGCCCTCCTTTGGTCAACACGAAAGGCTGAATGGAGGCATTTTTGTATGACCAGACGAGAAGAGCTTCTGGAATTGATTATGTCGGAACTGAAGAAAATGACGCTGGAAGAGCTGGAAATGGTTTACGAATATATATTGAGCTTGCAAGGGGGGGATAAGCATGAATGACATCATCACCATTCAGGGGGTAAACTGCTACGAGGAAAACGGTGTTGCCTATCTGAATCTGGAAGAAGTGGCGCGTGGGCTGGGATTCACGCAGGAAAAGAATGGCGTGGAGTATGTGAAGTGGGAGCGAGTAAACGGTTATCTGGCCGAGCTTGGTTTTTCTCCAGAAGTGGGGAAAGGCACCTACATCCCCGAGAACATCTTCTACCGTCTCGCCATGAAGGCCAAGAACGAAACCGCCGAGCGCTTTCAGGCCCTGATTGCCGATGAAGTAATCCCCGAAATCCGCCGCCATGGGGCCTACCTGACCGACGCGGCCACCGATGCGTTTTTCAGCAATCCGGACACCTTCGCCAAGCTGGCAGTGAAATGGCGGGACGAACGCCACGCCCGGCTGGAAGCGGAGGCACTGGCCCAGCAGCGGCAGGAGAAGATCGAGGCCGATGCGCCCAAGGTGTTGTTTGCCGACAGCGTAGCCGCCAGCAAGAGCGAAATCCTTGTGGGCGAGCTGGCAAAGATTCTCAAGCAAAACGGCGTGAATATGGGCCAGAACCGATTGTTTGAGCAGCTCCGCAAGGACGGATACCTGATTAACCGGAAGGGCACCGACTGGAACATGCCCACTCAGCGCAGCATGGACTTAGGCGTGATGCGCATTAAGGAAACCAGCGTGACCCACGCCGACGGCCATGTGACCGTAAGCAAAACGCCCAAGGTTACCGGCAAGGGGCAAGTATACTTCGTCAACCATTACGCGCAAGCGTAAGCAATTCTACCAAACAGGGGCAGCGGGAAACCGCCGCCCTTTTTTGTAACTATCCCAGCGGGAAAGGAGGCCGTATATGCCTGCTAACAGGACCAAAACAGGGCGTTTCCAGAAAGGGCAGAGCGGCAACCCCCGTGGACGACCCAAAAACACCCCGGAGCAAAAGGACGCTTTGCAGCAGATACGCGACCTGGCCCCCAGGGCGGCGGAAGAAATGCAAAGAATCCTGGATGACCCAGATTCGCCCCAGGCGCTCAAACTGCGGGTGGCGGAAATGGTGTTTGACCGAGCCTTTGGCAAGCCTCGGCAGGAGGTGGAAATGAAATCCACCGTCCTTTCCGACGAGGCGAAGGCCGAACTCGACAAGCTGCTGGAGGAAACAAAGGGTGAGATACGGTGACGCGGGAAGAAGTCTGGAACATCTGGCGTTATCACCCGGCGGCGGTGGGGCGAATGGTTGGCTTCCGCGACCTGACCGACGAGCTCCACGGGAAATGGATGCAGCATATCCTCTACGGCACGGCGGACTATACGCTGCAGGCCCACCGCCTGAGTTATAAATCTTCCTGCCTTTCCGTGGCGCTGGCCATGTGGTGCGTGCTGCACCACGGTGAGAACGCCCTGTTCATGAGAAAAACCGACGCGGACACCGTGGAAAGCATCGCGCAGGCCAAGAAGGTGTTTGAAAACGAGGGCTTCCGCTACATGGCAGCATTGCTTTTGCGGACGAACGTGGAGCTGATGAAGTCCACCGCCAACAGCCTGACCGTGAATGTGTACGACAGCCCGCGAGGGGCCGAACAGCTCCTTGGCTGCGGCTGCGGCGGCAGCATGACCGGCAAGCACGCAAACCTGATCGTCTGTGACGACGTGGTCAACCTCCAAGACCGCGTCAGCCGGGCCGAGCGGGAGCGCACCAAGGCCGTTGTACAGGAGCTGAGGAACATCGTCACCCGCGACGGGCGTATCGTGTTCATCGGCACCCCGTGGCACAAGGAGGACGCGTTCACGTTGGTGGCCGAGCCGGAGCGGCACGACTGCTACACCACCGGCCTCATCTCCCCGGGAAAGCTGGCCGAGCTGAAAGCCAGCATGTCCCCGTCCCTGTTTGCGGCAAACTACGAATTGCGGCATATCGCCGCCGAAAACGCCCTGTTTGACACCCAGCCGGGGCGCACCGACAACGCCGCCCTCCTGCGGGATGGAATCGCCCACATCGACGCGGCCTACGGCGGCGAGGACTACACAGCCCTGACCTGCGCCAAGCGCCGGGGCGACACCTTGTATCTGTATGGGCGCCTGTGGAGGGCCCATGTGGATACCGTCTTGGACGCGGCCCTCACCGAGTGCCAGCGGCTCCAATGCGCCCCGGTGTACTGCGAGAGCAACGGCGACAAGGGGTATCTGGGCAAGGAGATACGCAACCGGGGCCAAGAGGCCCGCATCTATGCGGAATATCAGAACAAATATCTGAAAATCTCCACCTATCTGCGGAAATGGTGGAGGAATATCGTATTTCTGGACGGCACCGACCGGGCGTACATCGCCCAGATCATGGACTATACCGAGGACGCGGAGCATGACGACGCGCCGGACAGCGCCGCCGTGGCCTGCCGACTGCTGGACAAAGACCGCCGCAGCCTCCTAGGAGCGTGAAGCAATGTTTACGGATTACACCTATCAGGATTGGCTTAATCTGGGCGGCGGCCCGGAGAATGCCCGCCGAATCGTGGAGAGCTACAAGGCCTCCGCGTTTTTTGTTGCCGCGCTGGATGCAAACCGCTATTTCGCGGGCTGCAACCCCACCCTCGACGACAAGTACTTGCTCAAAGTCCAGACCCGCGAGCAGAAGGACGCAGACGGCCTGACCCGCAAGGTGGCCGACACCGTCCGCGTGGTGGGCAACCGCGTGTCCTCTGCGTTCCTGCGGCGGTTCGTCTGCCAGCAGAACCAGTTTCTGCTTGGAAACGGCGTGACCTTGGAGGACGCGGCCTTGAAAGACCGGCTGGGCCGGGGCTTTGACGTGAAGCTGCAGCAGATCGGCGAGGCGGCGCTCCTCCACGGGGTCAGCTACGGCTACTGGAACCTCGACCATCTGGAGCCCATCAGCGCGGCCCGCGACCTGCTGTCCGGCTGCGTGGGGCTGCTGGATGAGCTCACCGGCATGGTGGGCGCGGCCATCCAGTTCTGGCAGCTTTCCGGCGAGCGGCCCCTGTATATGCGCGTCTTTGAGCCCGACGGCGTGACCGTCTACCGCGCCAAGGACGGCAAGTACGACGAGGAGCAGCCCAAGCGGGCCTACAAGCAGATCGTCCGCCGGGACGCGCTGGGGGAAGTGGTCGTGGGCGGCGAGGGCTATTCCGGCCTGCCGGTGGTGCCCCTGTACGCCAACGACGAGCATGAAAGCGAGCTGACCCCCTCTATCCGGGCAAAAATCGACCTGTACGACAAAATCACCTCGGACTTCGGCGACAACCTCGACCGGGCGAATGACGTGTACTGGGTGCTGAACAACTTCGGCGGCAGCACCGATCAGGCATTGCAAGTCATTCAGGAAATCCAAGAGTTGAAGGTCGCCATGAGCGTGTCCGACGGGGCTGGAAGCTCCAGCGCGGAGCCGCGAACCATCGACGTGCCCTTTCAGGCCCGGCAGACGGCGCTGACGCTGCTGGAGCGAGCGCTGTATCAGGACTACATGGCGCTCTCTATGAGCGAGCTGACCGGCGGCAGCCTAACCAACGTGGCTATCCAAGCGGCCATGACCAACCTCAACCTCAAGTGCGACCACTACGAGTGGCAGTGCTTCGCGTTCGTTCAGCAGGTGCTTTCTCTGCTGGGCGTGGACACGGAGGAGATCGCTTTCCAGCGCCAGCAGATCACCAACAAGTCGGAGACCGTGGACGACATCTACACCATGCGCTCCGATATCGATCAAGAGACCGCCCTCAAGCTGAACCCCTATATCAGTCAGGACGACATCCCCGGAATCTTGGAGGCGCTGGAGGCGGAGCGCGTCAGCGGCCTTCCGTCGCTGGATACCCTCCAGACGGCCATAGACGGCCAGCAGCAGGCAGAGAATGAGAACCCTGACAGACAGGAGGGGTAAACCTTGGACAAGGCTTTGCGGGCCTCTGACGAGCTGGAAAAGGCACTCCAAAAACGAATCGAATCGGTTTACGGCGATGCGCTCAAACAGGCAGTGAAAAGCTGCGAACGGTTCCTGCGGAAAATCCGGGACGTGGATGAGGGGAAAATCAAGCCCCCAGCCTATTACGACACCCCGGAGAAGGTGCAGAAATGGCGGCGCGGGTTCACACGTGAACTGCTCCGCCGGGAAAATGTGGTCAAAAACATCGAAAAGGCCATCCAGCAGGCGGGCGTGGAGGTCGAACCTGTCATGCGGGAGACCGTCGCGAATGTCTACCATGTTAACCGCCTCTACACGGCGGAACTGGTCGATCAGCAAGCCGGGGTGAACCTGTCCTATTCTGTGCCCACGACGGCGCAGGCGGAGATCATCCTCAAGGACAGCCAGCCGCCCATGAGCAAGATCGCCTACCAAAACCTGCGGGAAGCCCCTGCCATGATGCGGAGGCTGCAGAACGAAATGACACAGGCCGTCATGCTGGGTGAAGACCAGAAGAAGCTGATCCACCGCATCCGCAACGTAATGGGAAACAGCGCCTATTGCGCGAAACGCATTGCCCAGACCGAGCGGAACCGCGTGCAATCGCAGGCGCGGAGCGATACCATCCATGAGGCGGAGCAGATGGGAATCAACATGCGAAAGCGCTGGTCAACCCGCATGGTCAACAGCCGCGAAAGCCATATCGAGCTAAACGGCAAGGAGATCGATGCGTCCGAGAAGTTTCACACCATCCTCGGCAGCGTCATGGACTACCCCGGCGACCCTAACGGCAAGGCCGGGGACGTGATCAACTGCCATTGCGTCCTTGTGCCTGTGGTGCTGCCGCCGGAAGAAAAGCGGAAAGAAAGCACTGAAAACCTTGAAAATACTGGCAAACATGGTATAATGAAGCTGGATTTGCAACAGTTTTCGAACAGCAAAGAAAAGGATTTGCAACGGCAAAAAACAGCTTCCATTAGGAAGTCAATACAAACGTTCGACAAGCGAATTGCAGAACACCAAGAAAAAATTCGGCATCCTGAGAACACTGTCTCAAATTGGACCGACAAGGAGCCTCAAGAACAAGAAGGGCTGAAAAGACATTGGAAAAAAGAAATAGAAAATTTTAAGGAATCTCGTCTGCGAAGAATAGAAGAATTAAAGAAAAGGGGGGATTATTATGAATGAAGAAACTATTAAGTACATCATTGCTAGAGTTATTGACAACGCCAACGATGCGCTAGAGGAAGAGAGAAAAAATAAGGATGATGCTTTTTATAAAGGGAAAAAGCTTGCATATTATGAAATTCTCGATACGATCAAAAATGATTTGGATATAAACGATCAAGATTTAAAAGAATTTGGTCTTGATGTTGATCTCGAAAAAGTGTTCTATTCCTAAGCCGTCCAGCCGAAAGGCCGGACGGTTTTTCATACCCGAAAGGAGCTAACCCATGCCCGTAAAATTCGACGACCATTCCCCCGAAGTGAAAGCCAAGCTGGAACAGAACGTCAAAGCGGCGCTGCATGCTATCGGGCAGAAGGGCGTGGAACTGACCCTCGGCCAGATGGAGAGTGGCTACGGCAAGCCCATCCGGCAGACCGGCGACCTGATGCGGGATGTACAGTACGACATGCGCGGGGAAAACACGGTTGCCATCGGGAACTCGCTGGAATACGCGCCCTTTGTCCATGAGGGGTACGCCGGGCATGCCGTATATATGGGCGAGAATATCGGCTTCCGTGTGCTGCCGGGCGGGCACACTGCCGGGCGCCCCTACCTGCGGGACGCGATCATGGGTGGGCGCGGGGCGATACAGTCGATTGCCGAACAATATCTGAAACAGGGGTTCTAACGTTATTTTTTGCGACTGGTCGCTTTATTTTTTGCGACTGGTTGCAAAATTAGTTGCAAATTAGTTGCAAGATTAGTTGCAAAAATCACAGCAACACCAGCCGGGACGAAGAGCCGCCCCGGCTGTTTGCATATAAAGCATTTCGGGCAGAGCGCCCACCAGAAAGGAATGAAATGTGTCATGGCACTACCAAAAAAACAGTTGAAGGAAAAACTCCAAGAGTGGGGCGTATCCGAGGAAAACATCCAGAAGGCCGTGGAGTATATCCTCGACGGCAATTCGTCCAGTCTGGATGCGCTGCGAGAGCAGATGGACGAGTACAAAGCGAGGGCCGACAAGGCGGACGAGCTGACCCGAGAGCGGGATAAGTACAAGGCCGACTATGAAGCCCTCCAAAAGACCAGCGGCGACGCGGCCAAGGTACAGGCCGACTTTGATGCCTACAAGCAGCAGGTAGAGACGGAGAAGACCAACGCGGGCAAGAAAGCGCTTATCAAGAAAGCGCTGGAAGCCGCCAACGCCAACCCCGCCGCCATCGACCTGATGCTCGGCACCGTGAAGCTGGACGAGGTGGAGCTGGACGGCGAAGCCCTCAAGGACGCGGAAGCTGTCCTGAAGCCCATCCGGGAGGCCCACGCGGGCCTGTTTGGCACGGTGGAACCCAAGGGCACCCCAAAGGTAGACCCTCCCGCCGGAAACGGCGAACCCAAAGCCCCCGCCACCCTTGCGGAGGCGCTGCACCAGAAATACGACAAAAAATAAAAGGAGAATGTGAATCATGGCTATTACTCTTGCGGAAGCCAAGGTCGGCATGGCCGACAAAGTGGTACAGACCGTTATCGACACCTTCCGGCGTTCCTCTCTGCTGCTGGATCGCCTGACCTTTGACAACGCCATCTCCCCCGGCACCGGCGGAAGCACCCTGACCTACGGCTACATCCAGCTCAAGACCCCCTCCACCGCCAACGTGCGTACCATCAACAGCGAGTACACCGCGGGCGAGGCCAAGCGGGAGGAAAAGACCGCCAAGGCCGTTATCATGGGCGGCAGCTTTGAGGTTGACCGCGTGCTGCAGAACACCAGCGGCGCGGTGGACGAGCTGGCGTTCCAGGCCGAGCAGAAGATCAAGGCCACCAGCAACTATTTCCACAACCTGGTCATCAACGGAACTTCCGCTTCTTCCGGCTCCGGCTATGTGATCGGCACCTTCGACGGCCTGAAAAAGCTGCTGAGCGGCACGGCCAACGAGTTCACCGCCACCACCGACCTGAGCACCAGCGCCCTGATGGACACCAACTACGGTGCGTTTTTGGACGAGCTGGACACCTTCATTGCGTCCGTCGACGGCACCCCCACCATGCTGCTGATGAACAAGGACATGCTGGCCAAGGTGCGGGCCTGCGCCCGCCGCGCCGGTTACTACGGCCGCAGCCGCGACGAGTTCGGCCGCGAGGTGGAAGCCTACAACGGCATCGCGCTGGTGGACGTGGGCAAGTACTACAACGGCACCGCCACCGTGGACGTGATCCCCACCACCAATCCCAGCGCCTCGGCGGATGGCACTACCGACATTTACGCCGTGACCCTCGGTCTGGACGCGCTGCACGGCATCAGCCCCACCGGCAACAGCGTTATCAACGCCTACATGCCCAACATGAGCGACCCAGGCGCGGTGAAAAAGGGCGAGGTGGAACTGGTAGCTGGTATCGCCCTGAAAAACACCCTCAAGTGTGCAGTGCTCAAGGGCATCAAGGTAAAGCCCAAGACGGCGGCCTAAGGAGGGATAGCATATGGCGGTATCCATGGGCAGCGTCATGCGGCACTGCCGCAACTACTTTGAGGCGGGCAGCTACGACGGCGAGATCGCCATCGATGGCGGCCAGCTCATCACCCCGGCGCTGGCCCATGGCCGCTATATCGCCATTCGCGGCAGCGCCTACAACGACGGGGTGCATCAGGTCGGCGACGAGCTGACCGACGAAACATTCACCGGGCGGGTGTGGGTTTTGTCCCCGCCAGCCGCTTTCGTGGCGCTGGCGGAAGAGATCAGCGCCTACGACGACAAAAACCCCATCGGGGCTCTGCAGTCGGAGAGCTTCGGCAGCTACTCCTACAGCCGAGGAAGCGCGGGCAACGTGACCGGCGCGGCGGGCTGGCAGGGGGCCTTTGCCGGGCGGCTGAACGACTACCAGCGGCTCACAAGTGAGGTGATGGTCTGATGCTGACGGACTACTTCGAACCCTTTGTGATGCAGGATTGGAAAAGCGCCCCCGACGGCTTTGGCGGCCTGACGTGGGAATTGAGCGATGGCGCGGAGTTTCAGGCGGGCATCACCACCAACAGCTCCAACGAGGCGCAAATCGCCATGCAGAACGGCATGAAGACCATCTACACCATCGTCCACCCCATCACCCTGACACTGGAAAAGGACGACCGCGTGAAGCGGAAGAAAGATGGGCGTTTATACCGCATCACCTCCAACAGCGCCGATATGACCACCCCCGGCGTGGCGCAGGTGCAATACAGCCAAGTGACTGCGGAGGTGGTGGAGCCGTGACGGAATTTCATCAAGCCCTGCTGGCATTCTGGCAGGGCTTTTCTGATGGGGGAAAGCCCATCCCGGCGTATCTCTCCGGCCATGTGCCGCCTAATACCCCATTCCCCTACATCACCTTCGAGGTGGTAGAGGGCGCTCCCTTCGGACGCACCGTATTGACCGCCTACGGCTGGTTCAGGGCCGTCAGCGGATACAACGTCAACAGCCATGCCGCCGCCTTTGCCGACGCGGTGAAAGCGGCTATTCCGCCGCAGGGAAAGCGGATAAAAGCCGGGAGCGGCATGGTGATGCTATTTCCCAATGACGCGGGCTTTATCAGCTATCAAACCGACCAGACGGATAAGGACGTGGTTGGGGCTCGCGTGTCCTACGAAATCCATTTTTATGAATAAAGGAGCTGAAAAAACATGATTACGGGTTTGAGATCGGCGACCTTCGAAAAGCTCCAGCTGAACGCCGGGGTTTTTTTGAAGGGTTTTGACTATTCTACCGCCACTGATTCCGGCAAGCTGGAAGAACTGGTGCTGGCTGCGCTGGAAGCGGGCACCGGCGTTCTGGGCGCCACCCGGGGCGGCGGCACGTTCGAATGCACTCCTGAAATCCGCAATATCAAAGCGGACGGGATGCGCTACCAGTTCAAGGGTTCCACGGTGAACGACCTTTGGACGATCAAACTCACCACGACCCTGCTGGAGACCACCCCGGACAATTTTGCCGACGCGCTGATGTGCGCGGACAAGACCGTCACCGGGAAGAAAACCACCCTGAAAGTTCGCACCGACATCAAGGATACGGACTACATCGACAGTCTGTGCTGGATCGGCGACACCTCTAAGGGCATGGTGCTCATCGACCTGAAAAACGCCCTGAACCTGACCGGCGCGACGTTCACCTTCACCGACAAGGGCGAGGGAACGCTGCCCGTGGAGTTCCAGGCCCATCAGGCCGACCTGACCGACCAGAGCCACGCGCCCTTCGAGATCGTGTTCTTCGACGCGGCGGACGTGATCTGAAAAGAGGGGGCGAAAGCCCCCTCTGACTTTCTTTTACTATAGGAGGACGCAATGAAAATTTCCGAAATGAACACCGATCAGGGCTTTGATGTGATGCAAAAGCTGGCTCCTTATGTGAGCGAGATCGTGACGGACAACGCCGTGGGCGATGTAGCCGCTGAATATCGAGAGACTAAAAACGCGACGGCGATCATGGACAACCTTTTCCCGCTAATGCTGGTGAATCATCGGGAAGCCCTGTACAACATTGTGGCAGTTACCACCGGGAAGACCGTGGAAGCAGTCAAAAAACAGCCGCTTGCGGATACCAAGGCCGATTTTGACGCTTCGATCTGCGACGATATGTTCGATTTTTTTCTCTTGTTTCTGCGTATGGCCGTGCGGGCGTAATACACGCCCTGCTTGCCTATCGCCCCGCCACGGTCGTTGCGCTGGCTGACGTGCTGCAATACCAGCAGCGGCAGGAAGTCAAAGAGGGCTATTTTGCGTCCGTGCTTTGCTCTATTGCCCGTAGCCTGATACAGGAATACGATCTGCCGCCCTATCGTGATTTCCTGCGGCAGATAGACGGCAAAGCTGACCATCGGACGGGCACGCAGATCGTTGACGATTTCATAAACAAGCTTCGGAGGCGAAGAGGAAGGAGAAACCCGTGAATCTATTTACCGTTTCGGCAGAATTACAGCTCGACACGACCAGCTTCAACGCTGGGGCTGATGAGGCCGTCCAGAAGGGCAAACAAATGTCCGATCAGCTGGAGAAGCAGGGTGACGGGATCAAAGGCATGCTCAAAAACGCCTTTTCTTTTGCCACGGGCAATTTGCTGGCCGACGCCGGGCAGAAAGTCGCTCAATTTGCGCTGGATTTTGCCAAAGAATCTATCTCTATCGCCTCCAATATCCAAGAGGTGCAGAACGTTGTTGACGTGACCTTCGGGGATGCGGCCTCCCGGATTGAAACGTGGGCAGACAGCGCAAGGACGCAATTCGGCCTGACGGAATTGCAGGCCAAGCAGTACGCTTCCACCATCGGTGCGATGTTTAAGAGCATGGGCATCGCGGAAGATCAGGTCTATGACATGTCCACGGCCATGGCCGGGCTGGCTGCCGACATGGCGAGCTTCTACAATTTGGATTTCGACACGGCCTTCGAGAAGATTCGTTCCGGCATCTCCGGCGAGACGGAACCTTTGAAGCAGCTCGGTATCAACATGAGTGTGGCAAATCTGGAAGCCTACGCGCTGTCTCAGGGCATCACGAAATCCGTTGAAAAGATGTCACAGGCCGAACAGGCGACCTTGCGTTATAACTACCTGCTGAGTGTGACGGCAGACGCACAGGGCGACTTCGCTCGGACGAGCGACAGCTACGCCAACAGCCTGCGGAAGCTGGAGACCAGCGTGGACACGCTGAAATCTCATCTGGGCGAAATGCTGCTGCCGGTTGTCAATGACGTGGTCAACACGGTCAACAGCCTATTTGACGACCACCGGACATTGACGGACAAGATCGCGGATACCGATGCAGCCCTTGAGCAAACCTCCGCGTCCATTGCAACAAGTGATGTCAAAGCGCAGTCCTACATCAACACACTGGAAAGCCTGTCCGGCAAGACAGACATGACTACCGAAGAAACGGCCCAGTGGAACGCGGCGGTCAGCAGTCTGATCGCGATCTACCCGCAGTTGTCCGGCATGATCGGGACGAATACCGGCGAGCTGAACGCCAGTATTGCGGCCATTCGTGATGAAACGGCCGCGTTGAAGCAAAATGCGCTGGAAAAGGCCAAAGCTGCTGCCATGCAGGACAAAATTGACGCATGGGCTTCCGTGGCTGTCAAGGCTGGTGAAACGAAGACAGAGCTGGATGCTGAATGGGCGGCATGGCAGGATACAGCGACAGAGATGAACTCTATCCTCAACCAGATCGCAGAAAAAACGCATCAGACGATTGAAGAAGTTGGCAACCCGGACATATGGGATCCGACGCAAACTGAACGCGCATACGGCAAAGAAGTCAGAATCCTTGCCGAACGTTATCAAGAACTTGTCCCGCTGTACGATGAGCAGAACACAAAGGTCAATGGCCTGACGAATACGTACAACGACTACGCCCAGCAAATGAGCGACGCGGAAGAAGAGGTGAATAAATACTCAGAAGCTATTGAAGCTATGGGCAGTACCACCGAAAAAACGGAAAGCCAGACCGAAGATGCAACGAAAAGCCTGTCGGAAATGCAGTCCAAACTAAAGGAGCAGGAAAAGGCTCTGCACGACGCGCACAAGGCATCCGAGGACTATGCAAAGGGCATCAAAGAAAAGGTCTTGAGCGCCCTTGACAGCGTGTACGACGGCTACAGCAAGGTGAGCCGCATCCGGCCCGCCAGCGCCAAGAGCCAGAACCAGAACGCTCAGGCGCAGATGAAACAGCTGCAGGACTATATGGACGGTCTGGAAAAGCTGCGGGAAATGGGCGTGGATGAAAACCTGATCGCCGAGTTGTCCGACGGGTCGCAGGCCAGCATGGGCCGCGTGGCGGGGCTGGCGAAGTCCAAGCAGAGCGACATCGAGACCTACGTAGCCACCCTGAAAGAGCTGCAAGAGATGAAAAACAGCGTCTCCGAGGCCACGGCTGACAATGTGCTGAAGATCGACCCGGCGTACCAGACCCTGCTGGACACCGAAAAACAGGCGCTGCAAGACCTGTACGACGCGGCCTTTGCCCTGCAGGACTTTGAGGGCGGCCCGACCATCACCGTTGACGATCAGGCTTCCTCGGTGCTGGAGGGCATCCAGAGCCGAATGAACGCCCTGACCGGCGGCACCATCACCATCAAAGTGACGCCGATCTCCGACACCACCATCCCGGACGGGAAATACCGCAACATTTCCAGCCGCGCTGTGGGCATCGACAGCGTGCCCTATGATGGTTTCCTCGCGTCGCTGCATGAGGGCGAGGCGATCCTGACCAAGGCGGAGAATCGGCAGCGGAAGAGCCGTGCAGGGGTCGGAGATCAGCCCATCAATCTGACGGTGAACGTGAACGGCAGCAGCAATCCCTACGAGGTTGGGCAGGAAGTACGGAACGCCCTTGAAAATTTGAGGTGGTTCGGATGAATTACAGCCTGAAATATGAAAATGACATCGGAAGCGTGGATTTCTCCGTCGCCTCCGGCTTTGTGGTGGAGCAGGCCACCTCCTACGGGGCGCAGAATGTGGATTTTGACACCACCCGCTCCAATCGGGAGATTGGCGAGACCTTGCAGCACCAGAGCGTCAGCCCGAAGACGCTGACCATCCGGGGGACGCTGCTGGGCGATTGCGCCGCCGCCAGAGACCAGATGAATCATGTTCTGGCCCCATTGGCGAAAGGGCGGTTGATCTACAACAACACCAGCTCGATGGAGGTCTATGTGAAGACATCCCCGGACATCGAGCGATATTCGGCCAACGCCCGGTTTTCCGTGAGTTTCTATGCTCCCTTTCCCTATTGGGAAGAAAAGGACAAAGTCAATCAAGTTTTGGTTGGCTATGAACCGCAGTTCCAGTTCCCGTGGAACATTTCCGACCCCAACCCCTTCTACATGTCAAAATTGGCGCAGGTGGGCTATGTGACCGTCAACAACGAGGGCGAAGCGCCCGTTGGATGGACGGTGAATTTCCTTGCGCTGCTGGAAGCGAAGAACCCCTATGTGAAGAACATCGTGACCGGCGAAATGGTGCGGGTGATGCGGACGATGGCCGCCGGGGAGCAGGTGACCATCAGCAATGAAGGCGAAGAGCTGTCCGTGACCCTGACGGCGACGGACGGCACCGAGAGCGACGGGTTCCAGTATCTGGATATCGCGTCTGTGCCATTCAAATTGCAGCCCGGCCAGAACCATATCAAGACCGACGCGGATCAGGGCGGTGACACGCTGCGGGCCTCCATCAGCTTCCGCCCAGCGTATGCGGGGGTGTAGCGGATGATCTTGCATGTGTTTGATTCGGACTTTGTCTATCGCGGCCAGATCGAAAACTGGATCAACTTGACATGGACGGAACAGTACACGGACAAGGGCGGGTTTACCCTTGAAGTCTACGACACCGACAAATACGCTGGGCTGCTGCGGCGCGGCTGGTATCTGTACCGGGCCGACCGCCCCGCCGCCATGCTTATCATCAGCGTGAAGCGGGACACCGAGCAGAACACCATCACGGCGGGCGGGTACACGGCCTTGCACCTGCTGACATGGCGGACGATAGCTCACGCGTACAGCGTGACCAACGTGGAAAGCGCCGTGTATGGCATGATAAACGCCGAGCTGCGCTGGCTCAACGTCACCACCGCCTCCGTGAAGGGGCTGACGGCGGAGTATGAATGCGAGATCGAGGGCGAAGACCTGCTGGAAGCGGCGGAGGAAGTACTGGGCCAGACGGAATACGGCATCAGGGCGAATTTCGACCGGTCGAACAAAACAAACGTGATCGAGGTCTACGAAGGGGCCGACCGCACGTACAAGGACGGCGTGGGCGGCGTGGTGTTTTCGCAGGAATACGGGAATCTGAAACAGCTGACCGTATCGGAGGACGACGACGTATACAAGAACGTGGCGCTGGTGACCGGCGCGGCCAACAACGACCCGCGAACCGTGTATTACGAATATGTATCCCCGGAGGCTATCGCGATGGGAGCGGCTCAGCGGCGGGAGCTGCTGGTGACGGGCGAGGATCAGGGCGAGGACGAGACCAACCCCGACTGGCAGAAACGGCAGAAGCAGATCGGCATCAAGGCCCTGCAGGAGCATAAAAACGCCCTGTGCTTTGAATGCGAGCTATCGGCGAATGAGTTCGGTCACCGCTGCGACCTTGGGGACAAGGTGACTTGCAAAAGCCAGCGCTACGGCCTGCGCTTCGACGCGCGGATCACGGAATATCAATACGAGAACCGGCAGGGGCTTGAGACGGTGAAGATCATCATCGGCGACAAGCCCCTGAATTATGTGAAAGGGGAGATCGTGAAAAATGGCTGAAAAAAGTTTTCCTTTGGAAAATACCGCCTATACAGCGGAGGACGCGCAGCTGTGGTTTGCGACGCGCACCAGCGGCGTGTACACCAACGGCCATCTGGCCGTGACGGCGGGCGGAACCATGAACGTCACGCTGGGGGCTGGGGTTGCGTGGCTCCACTATAACGACTACGCCGGGTGCGTGTACGCCAACACGGCGGGCAAGGCCCTGACGGTGACGCTGGCGGACGCGCAGTACAAGCGCATCGACCGGGTGTGCATCCGGCTGGAAATGCTGAACAACAAATGCTACGCCTACATCAAAAAGGGCACGGCGGCGGCTTCTCCGTCTGCTCCTGCCCTGCAGCGGGACAGCGTGGCCTATGAGATCAGTCTGGCGCAGATCACCGTGGCGGCTGGCGTGACGGCCATCAACGCGGGCAATATCACCGACGAGCGGCTGAACGAGAGCGTCTGCGGCCTGATGCGGGACGGCGTGACTGGCATTGACACCAGCGTGATGCAGAACCAGTTCAGCAGCGCCTTGAACAGCGCCTTGGGGGACATCGACAGCGCCTTGAGCGACGCACAGACGCAGGTCAGCGCCACTCTGACCAGCGCTCAGACCCAGACCGCCGCCCTGATCGCGGAGCTGGAAGCCAACATCCAGACGGTGTATGACACCGTCGAAAAGGTGAACCTGCTGGAATTTACCGGCACGTTGTCGGCCTCCGGCTGGTCTAGCAGCTCCCCCTATACGCAGGACGTGACCGCCACCGGGCTTCTTGGCAGCGATACGCCGTTTGTGGACATCAACATGGCCGCCGTCACCGACCTTGCGGATATGCAGGCGCTATCCGACGTGTGGGTGAGCCTGTTCAAAGCCACGGCGGGGGCAAACAAGGTGACGGTGGTTTTCGGCTCCAAGCCGGAAATAGACATCCCGATCAAAATTAAGGTGGTGAGATAATGGGCGACTGTTATATCGTGCGCCGCGCGGGCGAGGCCAAGAAGCTGCCGGTGCTGAACCACAATTACCCGGCTGATCTGACCGTATGGGCGGGAGAAACGGCGACCTTTCAGGTGCAAATTGCCACAGACGGTGTTCCTGCGGAATACACCTACAAGTGGTACAAAAACGGGAATATCATCACCAACGCGACGGCGGCAGTGCTGAACCTGACGGGCCTGACCACGGCCACCATCGCGACCATCTACTGCGTGGTGACGAACAAGGCCGGGGAAGTGACCAGCCGGGTGGCAACGTTGACGGTAAAGAACCCCAACATGACTTACACCTACACCGGCAGCCATGAGAAGATCGACGACGGAAGCGGAAACTGGCGCATCAAGTTCAAAAGCAGCGGCACGTTGAAATTTACCAACCTTGGCAAGTGGGACGGCAAGCTGGACGTGTTCTGCGTGGGTGGCGGCAGCGCGGGCGGCAGCGGCAACTGGGACGCGAACAACGGCTATGGCAAGGCGGGCAGCGGCGTGCTCAATTACGGCAAGGCATCCGTGCTTTCGATA